ATGCCCCACCGTTTGTTTCCGTGCGCCATTTTGGCTGTTTGGGACCTGTGGGGACATTCCCTGCAGGTCTTTTTGGCATCCCTTCGTCCTCTGGCACGGACAGAAAGGATGCCAAAAATGAAAATCAAAGTCAAACACTACAGTTGGGACGAATCGAAAGCGCCAGAGGTCACGGTAGTGGAAATCCCTGAAGGTGACTGCCAAATCATGATCGAGCGGGATTACGAACTGAGAAAACAGGCTGCAAAGGAAGGGGAAGAAGTTACCCGGCGCAGTGCTCAGGAAATCATGGATGAAGAATTCAACAAGCCCCTCTATAATGACTGGCACAGGGAACATCGGAGAAGAACAGAGCTCCCGGACAGCCAGAGCCGGGATGAAAAGGACGAGGCTTTGATGAATCCCATCGAGGCAGTCCCTGATACGTACACCTGCACTGTTGCTGGAAGCGGGTGCAGCCGGAACGGAATCTCCATGCCAGATATGAATACTGTCAGCCGAGATGCAACGGAACGGGATCGCAAGGCTGGCGAAGAAAAAGTCCGTCAGGAAATCCATAATGTGCTGGTGAACAAGCCGGAGTGGGAAGATGCGGTAATCGCTGTCTATCTCAACGAGGAATCCATCCGGGGATACTCCATCAGAATCGGTGCCAATGAAAACAACATCACCCAGAAGCTAAAGCGGGCAAGAAAAAAACTGCAGGAAGTTTTTGGAAACCGTCAGATTTGATGGATTGCCGTGGCTACAAAGTGGGAGATGGACTCCCCAAATTTCATACGGAGGTAAAAAAGATATGAAAGAATTACGGGTCTTTGTAAACAGTCAATTCGGTGCGGTTCGTACCCTTGTCCAAGATGGGACGGTTTATTTTGTAGGAAAGGACGTGGCCGAAGCCCTCGGTTACATCAATGTACGGGATGCCATCAAAAAGCACGTCGATGAAGAAGATAAGGGCGTCGCGGATTGCGACACCCCTGGAGGACCGCAGAGCATGACGATCATTAATGAATCCGGTGTGTATTCTCTGGTGTTCAGTTCCAGACTTCCGACAGCGAAAGCCTTTAAACGGTGGGTAACTTCGGAAGTGCTGCCGGCCATTCGCCAGCACGGAGTGTATGCCATGGACCATCTGTTAGAAAATCCGGATGCCTTGATCCAGGCACTGACGGCTTATAAAGAAGAACGGAATAGGGCAAGGGAACTGGCACAGATAAATGCTGCTCAACAGCAGCAGATTGCGGAGCTCCGGCCAAAGGCTACGTACTACGATCTGGTCCTGCAGTGCAGGGATCTGGTGAGCACTTCGACCATTGCCAAGGACTATGGATGGTCTGCAAACCGCATGAACCAGTGGCTCCATGAACACGGGATCCAGTACAAACAGGGCAATATTTGGCTGCTTTACCAGGCTTATGCTCCTATGGGATACACCTCGACAAAGACCTTCAATATCCCGGACGGAAACGGCGTCTTGCATAATCGTGTCCATACCTATTGGACACAGAAGGGGCGGCTGTTCATCTATCGACTGATGACCGAAGAAGGAAACTACCCCCTGATCGAAAAGGAGTGTGGCAGTTATGGACATGCATAACCAGGAACACTATCCGGACCCGACTCCGCAGAGGGCCCTCAGTGCTGTCGAAGCCCAGCGGAAGGCACTCCGGGCTTACCGGCCTCTCGTATATATCTGTTCCCCGTATTCCGGGGCAACGGATAAAAACATCCTGGCAGCAAGGCGGTACTGCCGCTTTGCCTTCGAAGAAGGGTACTTGCCCTTGGCTCCGCATCTCCTCTTTCCTCAGTTCCTGGATGACCGGGATCCAAAGGAAAGGGAGGCAGGGCTCCATTTCGGCAACATCCTGATGGGCCTTTGCCGGGAAGTGTGGGTGTTCGGGGATACCATATCTCCTGGCATGGATGCGGAGATTCGGCGGGCCAGATGGAAGAACTATCGACTGAGATTCTTTAACGAAACCCTCGAGGAGGCAGAAAGATGAGATTCACGATTTACACGGCTGACTGTACTGGCAACGAACGAAATGCCATATATCCCCACAAGGCAGTCATCACAAGCAGCAGGGAACTGGGGGCGGCTGCGGCTTTCGACCACGTCTGTGCCGCATATAAGGAAAGCTATCGGAGCCGGGACAATTTCTTGGCTTCCGATGTGGCGGTGATGGACTGTGACAATGATCATACGGAAAATCCAAAGGAGTGGGTGACGGGAGAAAAGTTCCTTTCCCTGGTTCCCCAGGTGGTCGTAGCCATCGTCCCTTCCCGGAATAATTGGAAGGCCAAAGACGGACGGAAAGCCCGACCTCGGTTCCATGCGTATTTTCCCATCACCGAAGTGCAGGACGAAAAAGCCTATACGGCCCTGAAGCAGGGGATCCGGGAAGAGTTTCCCTTCTTCGACGCCCAGGCTCTGGATGCAGCCCGGTTCCTGTATGGCACGGAAGTGGTGCCGGAAGCTATCTTCTGGCAGGAAGGGAAGCAAACCATCACGGATTTTCTGGCCGGCCTGGGACCTTTGGAACCCGACCAGACGGAACCTCCCTTCTATACCGGGAGTTCTATCCCGGAAGGCAACAGGAACAACACCATGTCCCACTTTGCCGGCCGGGTGCTGAAGCGGTATGGGGATACGGAAAAAGCCTACGAAGCCTACCTGCAGCGGGCTGAGAATTGCGAACCGCGGCTTCCGGAAAAAGAGCTGGACACCATCTGGAAAAGTGCCCTGAAGTTCTTCCGGAACAAAATCCAGCAAAGCGAAGGGTATGTGCCCCCGGATGAATACAACAAAGCTGTTGGCCACCCGTCCCTCCAGCCGGATGACTTCTCGGACATCGGGGAAGCCAAAGTCCTGGCCCGGACCTGTATGGGACGCCTTCGGTACACCAGTGCTACGAAGTACATCGCCTACGTGGGTAATCATTGGGATGAAGATGAACATAAGCCTCTGGGCGTCATCGAGGACTTTATGGATGACCAGCTGGCAGACGCAGAAGAAAAGATCCGCCAGGCAGAAGATGACCTGACCGCCATCGGGATCTCCCGGGAAGACGTGAAGTACAGAAGCAAGACCCTGGCCAACCAGATTCCCGGGGAAAAAGGCCATTTGCTGACGGCCCTTTTCAGCGCGGATGCTTACAAGAAATTCGTCATGAAAAACCGGAACTACAAGAACATTCTCAATGTCCAGAATGCCGCCACCCCCATGCTGGCCCTGGATGTTTCCGAGCTGGACTATGATCCGGAACTTTTGAACACCCCGGAAGCCACCTACGACCTTTCCAAAGGGATGCAGGGAAAACGGCCCCATGACCCGGATGACATGATCACCAAAGTCACCGCCTGCTCTCCCGGAACCCAGGGAGGAAACATGTGGCAGGAAAGCCTGGACCTGTTCTTCTGCAAGGACCAGGAGCTGATCCGGTACGTGCAGCAGATCGTGGGGATGGCCGCAGTGGGCCGAGTCTATGCCGAACAGATGATTATCGCCTATGGCGGCGGGGCCAACGGGAAATCCACCTTCTGGAACACCATCGCCAGGGTGCTGGGGTTGTATTCCGGCAAGATTTCCGCCGAGACCATGACCATGAACTGCCGGCGAAACGTAAAACCGGAAATTGCAGAACTGAAAGGGAAGCGGCTGATCATCGCTTCCGAACTGGAAGAAGGCCAGCGGCTCAATACGGGGATGGTGAAGCAGATCTGTTCTGTGGACCCCATCGAAGCGGAGAAGAAGTTCAAGACTCCCTTCCATTTCGTCCCCTCCCACACACTGGTCCTTTACACCAACCACCTGCCGAAAGTGGCCGCCAACGATGACGGCACCTGGCGGAGGCTGATTATCATTCCCTTCAACGCCAGGATTACCCGGAAAAACGACATCAAGAACTATTCGGACTACCTGTTCGAACAAGCCGGGCCGGCCATTTTGAAGTGGGTCATTGAAGGCGCGGAAGCTGCCATCCGGAAGAAGTTCAAGATTGAGGAACCGGAAGCCGTGCGGAAAGCGGTAGAGAAATACCGGGAGGACAACGATTGGCTGGGACAATTCCTGGACGCCCATTGTGACGTGGATCCCTCCTTCACGGAGAAGTCGGGGGATTTGTACCAGCAGTACCGGATCGTCTGTATGCAGACGGGTGAATACACCAGAAGCACTTCGGATTTCTATGGGAATCTGGAGAAGGCGGGGTTCTTCCGTCACAAGACGAAGAAAGGAATCGTTGTTCACGGGCTGCGGTTGAAAGAAGGACAGGATTTTCTGGACTAAAAGGTGCAGGTGGGTGCAGGTCTACTACTGACAGTCCTAAAGAAGAATTTTTAAAAGAGTTCTATATAAAGGTATGTTAGAGACCTTCACCACCTGCACCCCATGGGATTAATGGAAAAATCTAAAAGGTGCAGGTGGGTGCAGGTCTACTACTGACAGTCCTAAAGAAGAATTTTTAAAAGAGTTCTATATAAAGGTATGCTGGAGACCTTCACCACCTGCACCTTATGAAAAGTGACAGTAGTGACACTCTCACCCTGAAAGTCCTAAAGAAGATTTTAAAAAAGGATCTATAGAGAGGGTATGTTGAAGAGTGTCACCACCGTCACTCCCATACTGAAGGAGGAAAAGCGATGATCAACAAGAAAGAACGGACGATTGAACTGTACAAACTGGTGGGAGCCGAAATGCGGCTGTTCCGGACATTGGGTGGAAATCTTGCCATCCACATGTCTCAGGTCCTTTTGTCTACGGATACGGACAAATTCATGCGGGTCCTGCAAAAGATTGATGAAGTGCGGTCCCGGGCGGAAGACAACATGTTCCATGACCATCCGGAAGTCAGCAATGACTATCTGAATGTGTTTTACGGAGACCTGAAGCATGAACCCAGAACCCCGGTGGATGCGGAAGTGATGGCAAAGGCAAAGGAGGCAGCAGATGTCCTTTTTAAATGAGAAACAAGTAGAACTGAAGCTGGTGACGGAAACGAGGAAGAAAGGCGGACTGGCTGTGAAGTTCGTTTCCCCTTCCTTTTCCGGCATGCCGGACCGGCTGGTCCTTCTTCCTGGTGGGAAGCTGGCCTTTGTGGAAGTGAAGGCACCGGGGAAGAAACCACGGGTTCTGCAGGTGAAAAGGCACGAAAAGCTTCGGGAGCTGGGGTTCCGGGTGTTCGTCCTGGATGCCCTGGAAGATATCCCCGGGCTGCTGCAGACCATCGCGGAAGGAGGTGATGCCCAATGAAGTTCATACCCCATGCATACCAGACCTATGCCATCGAGTACATCAAGACCCACCCGGTGACGGCTCTCCTGCTGGATATGGGCTTAGGTTCGGCAAGACGGTGACGACCTTGACGGCTATTCGGGATTTGATGTATGACTCCTTTGAAGTCCACCGGGTTTTGATTGTAGGACCCCTCAGAGTAGCGAGAGATACTTGGCCGGAGGAACTCCGGAAGTGGGACCACCTGAAGGACCTGACCTGCAGCGTTGTCGTGGGGTCCGTGACGGAACGGCGGCAGGCCCTCCAGAAGCCTGCGGATCTATACATCGTGAACCGGGAGAACCTGGTGTGGCTTTGCAAGAACTGCCGGCTGGATTTTGACATGGTGGTCCTGGATGAACTGTCTTCTTTCAAGAACCAGCAGGCCCAGCGGTTCAAAGCCATGAAGGCCCTGCGGCCCAAGGTAAAACGGATCGTGGGCCTCACGGGGACTCCCAGCGGCAACGGCCTTATGGACCTGTGGGCGGAGTTCCGGCTCCTGGACATGGGAGAGCGGCTGGGGAGATACATCAGCCAGTACCGGAACACCTATTTCCAGCCGGACAAACGGAACGGGATGGTGGTGTTTTCCTACAAGCCCTTGCCGGGAGCAGAGGACGCCATCTACAAAAAGATCGCGGACATCACCGTGTCCATGAAGGCCACAGACTATTTGCAGATGCCGGACCTGGTGCGTGTGAAAACCGAGGTTAATCTTTCGGACTCGGAGCGGAAGCGGTATAATGACTTCAAAAAGTCTCTCGTGCTGGAACTGCCGGGAGGCGAGGTGACGGCAGCCAATGCGGCCTCCCTTACGCTGAAGTTGACCCAGATGGCCAACGGAGCCATCTACACCGATGACGGAAAGACCATCCATCTCCATGACCGAAAGCTTGATGCCCTGGAAGACCTGGTGGAAAGCGCCAATGGCCGGCCGGTCCTTGTGGCCTACTGGTTCCGGCACGACCGGGAACGGATCTGTCAGAGGATGGAAGCCAGGGAACTGAAGGAGAGCAGGGACTTTGCCGACTGGAACGCCGGGAAGATCCCGGTGGCCCTGATCCATCCGGCTTCTGCCGGGCACGGCCTCAACCTGCAGCAGGGCGGGTCCATCCTGATCTGGTTCGGGCTCACCTGGAGTTTGGAACTCTACCAGCAGACGGTGGCCCGGCTCTGGAGACAGGGGCAAACCAGCCGGACGGTGATCGTCCAGCACATTGTGACAAAGGGCACCATGGACGAACGGATCCTGAAGGCCCTGGAAAAGAAAGACAGTTCCCAGGCGGCTCTCATCGAAGCCGTCAAAGCGGATTTGGAGGGAAAAGCATGAACGCAAAAGAGTACTTGCAACAGGGATTCTACCTGGATAAGAAAATAGAGAGCAACCTGCGGGAAGTGGCTGAGCTCCGGCATCTTTGCTTGGGCATCTCCGCAGCCGGGCTGGAAGAAAGCCACAACCCCAACCGGCCCACGGAAGCCCCCTTCGTCCGGACCATCGAGAAGATCTGGGAGCGGGAGCAGGAAATCAACCGGGAAGTGGACCGGCTGGTGGACCTGAAGTATGAGATCGGCCAGGTCATCGACCGGGTGGAAGACGAAGCCCAGCGGCTGGTCCTCCGGGACCGGTACATCCACTTCGATGCCTGGGAGGACATTGCCCGGAGCATGGGCAAAGGGATCCGGTGGATCTACGCCGTCCACAGTGATGGGGTGGCAGCCGTTGAAAAAATTTTGGAGGAGCGCAGTAAAATGCAGGAAAATACAGTAACAGAACACTAGAATTCAACAGCCCCTTCGTGGTATGATAGAATCACGAGAAAAGGGAATAAAGACAAGCCTTGCGGGATGTAAAAATCCTACAAGGCTTTTTTCATGCCCGAAAGGAGGTGGCAGCTGTGCCTAGAAAACCGAAACGACCCTGTTCCTTCCCAGGCTGCCCGAACCTGACGGACGGCCGGTACTGTGAGAAGCACCAGAAGATCATCGCCAAGCGGTACGAAAAGTATGAGCGAAGTTCTGGTACGAAGAAACGGTACGGCAGGACCTGGAAGAAAATCCGGGATGCGTACGTGGCCAGCCATCCTCTCTGTGAGCTGTGTCTGAAGAATGGCCGGTACGTGGTGGCGGAAGAAGTCCACCACAAGAAGCCCCTGGCGGAAGGCGGGACCCACGACTGGAACAACCTGATCGCTTTATGCAAAGCCTGCCATGCCCGGATCCATGCCAAACGGGGAGACAGGTGGCATAAAAAAGTGGAATTTTAAAATGTTAAATCTGAAACAAAGCCGTATACCCAGGGGGAGTATAAATCTCTGAAAGCCCGCAAACCCAGAACGGGCGAGGGGTCACGCGCACAAAAAACGCGTATTCAAACAAGGTATTGATCCATGGAAATAAGGGGGGTGTGAAAAATAGCAAAAGACGGAACCATGCGAGGGGGATTGCGGGTGGGCCAGGGGCGGAAACCCAGGGCCCTGCTGGACAAACTGCCGGACAATCCGGGGAAGCGGCCGCTTAAGGTGATGGACCTGCCGGAAGGGGCGGATCTATCTGGAGAAGATATGCCGGAACCCAAAGCCTACATGAAGGAAAAGCAGCGGAACGGCGGGAAGCTGGAGGCGGAAGAAATCTATCGGGAAACCTGGCTGTGGCTGAAGGCCCGGCAATGCGAGAAACTGGTAAGTCCTCAGCTCATCAGCCAGTACGCCATGGCAGTGTCCCGGTGGATCCAGTGCGAACACGCCATTTCGGAATATGGCTTTCTGGCCAAGCACCCCACCACCAATGCGGCCATTGCTTCCCCGTACGTGACCATGAGCCAGAACTACATGAAGCAGGTGAACCAGATCTGGTACCAGATTTACCAGGTGGTGAAGGAAAACTGCTCCGTGGAGTTTGCCGGCAACACGCCCCAGGATGACGTGATGGAGCGGCTGCTGCGGTCGCGGAAGGTGTAGCATGACAGCAAGAGAATTCATATCTCGGCTGCGGGAATATTCCCTCACCAAACAGCAGATCAAAACATTACGAGGACAAGCCCTTTGTGGGGACCTGGGTGGTGCCCGCAGGGGGCTTGCCGCGATTATAAGGAGAAATAAGGCATGGGAAAAACGACCAAAGAGATGAAGCTCATCCCCATCGATGAGCTGATCCCCTATGTGAATAATGCCCGGACCCATTCCCCGGAGCAGATCAACAAGCTCCGGGCCAGCCTGCGGGAATTCGGGTTCATAAATCCTGTCATCATCGACAGGGACAAAAATATCATTGCCGGCCACGGTCGGGTGATGGCAGCCCGGGAAGAAGGCATCCGGGAAGTGCCCTGCGTCCTGGTGGACTACCTTACTGAAGCCCAGAAGAAAGCCTACATCCTGGCCGACAACCGGATGGCCCTGGATGCCGGATGGGACGAAGAAATGCTGCGGGTGGAAATCGAATCCCTCCAGGGAGCGGATTTCGATGTGAGCCTCACAGGCTTCAGCGATGACGAAATTGCCCATATCTTCGATGAAGAAACGGAAGCCAAAGAAGACGACTTCAACGTGGAAGAAGAGCTCCAGAAGCCGGTGTTCTCCAAAGACGGGGACCTCTGGCAGCTGGGAAAGCACCGGGTCCTGTGCGGGGATTCCACCAAGCCAGAAACCTATGCTCAGCTCATGGACGGGGTGAAACCCAACCTGGTGCTGACGGATCCCCCGTACCTGGTCAACCTTCGGAGCACCTCCGGGAAGATCAAGAACGATGACCTGAACGACCAGGAAGGGTACGAGTTCCTGAAGAAGGCATTCACCTGCTTCCATGAAACCATGGCGGCGGATGCTTCCATCTACGTGTTCTACGCCACTATGAAGGCCCGGGTCTTTTACGATGCTTTCGAGGATGCCGGTTTCAAAGTGGGAGCTGGCCTGATCTGGAAAAAGCCCAAGGCACCCTTTATGCGCACCGACTGGAAGTTCAACATGGAACCCATTATCTTCGGATGGCGGAAAGACGGAAAACATAACTGGTACGGAGACCAGAAGCAGAAAGCAGTCTTTGAGTTTGACGGCATCAAGAACAGCAAAGAAGACGGTTTTGGCCATCCTTCTAGTAAACCCGTGCCTATGCTGGCTTACCTGATTAAACTGAGCAGCCAGATTAACGGATTGGTCTTGGATGGGTTCCTGGGATCGGCTTCCACCCTTATGGCCTGCGACCAGTTGGGCCGGATCTGCTACGGGGTAGAACTGGAACCCAAGTTCGTGGATGTAGCGGTGAAGCGGTACCTGGCTTCCCACGAAGGGGAGCAGGACAGCGTGACCGTCCTGCGAAATGGGAAAACATACACCTACCAGGAAGTTGTGGGCGGAGAAAAATAAAGAACAAAAAGGGCTACATTTTGCTTGCTATTATTCGCCTTTAGAGTGATTAATAACAGTACCAAAATACCCTAAGGAGGTACCAATCATGAAGGTCGAATACAACAGACAAGGTGCAGCGAGAAAAGAACTGGTCCAGGCCATCAGCGCCATTACGGGAGAAAAGGCAAAGTACCTTTTTCTTCCCACCAAGGCTTACCGGATCGGCAGCATTATGGTGTGGAAAAACGGTGCCATGGAATGTGAAGACGGAGAACTGTTCCAGAAGGTGGTAAAAGAACTGGAAACCAGAGGATTCAAGCCAGAAGAAACGGCTGCAGAACAGGCAGCAACGGAAGAAACTCCGGAACAAGAACCCGTAAAGGAAACGGCAGAACCGGATGCAAACCCGGAACCAGAACTTTCCCAGGAAACGGCTGAACTGGAAGAAGGGACGGAACCTGAAACAGCCCAGGAACCGGAAAAAACTCCTGAGAAAGTCGACACCCTCACCATTTCCTTTCCGGACGATTTCACGGAAAAAGACTTCAAGAAACTTCAGAACCTGGTGGCCTCTAAAGCCGGCCTTTTCAAAAAGGCCCTGGGGACGGATGACCTGACCATCATCCGCAGCGAAGGGAAAATCAACTTCCCCTGGTTCCACGAAGCGGACGGCGCCAAGGTCCAAGCCTACTCCAGACTGGTGAAGGCCCTGTGCCAGTTTGCCAAGAACGCCAAACGGGTCACGGCCAAAGAACATGAAGTCCCCAACGAGAAATACGCCTTCCGGTGTTTCCTCCTGCGCCTGGGCTTCATCGGGAAGGAATACAAGGACTGCCGAAAGATCCTGCTGGAAAAGCTCAGTGGGTCAGCGGCCTTCCGGAACGGAGGGAAAAAAGATGCGGTTTCCCAATAAAGAGCTGCTGGAATTTCTACAGCAGGAATACCCTCCCGGAACCCGGGTACGCCTTACCCGGATGGACGATCCCCAGGCACCGCCTTTGGGGACGAAAGGCACGGTGACCGGCGTAGATGATATGGGGTCCCTCCTGGTGGTTTGGGACAACGGATCCCACCTTAATGTGATCCATGGGGTGGATGAGGTGCAAAAACTGAATAAAGACACGAAATAATTAATAATTATTCTCAAAATCCCTTGCTATTCTGTGCGTTTAGAGTGATATATACACATGCCAAAGAACACACAAACCTAGCGAAAGGATGACGAGAAGGATGAAAACACTGCACTTCGGGATTGAAATGGAAATGACGGGGATTACGAGAGAAAAGGCTGCCAACCTGATGGCCGGTTTCTTCGGAACAGGACGGGGCACCTATGAAGGCGGAGCCTACGATACCTACACCGCCCTGGATAACCAAGGACGGACCTGGAAAGCCATGAGCGACTCCAGCATCCGACCTCAGAGAAAGGTGGGCGGCCAGATCGAGGGCGCCACCCGGGACTACCGGACGGAAGTGGTAAGCCCCATCCTTTCCTACGATGACATCCCGAAGCTGCAGGAACTGGTACGGACCCTGAGAAAAGCCGGGGCCCTGGTGAACACCTCCTGCGGGATCCACATCCATGTGGGAGCCGAGAAGTTCACCCCGAAAACCCTGCGGAACCTGGTAAACCTGGTGGCCAGCAAGGAAGACATGATCTACCATGCCCTCCAGATCGACGCCCTCCGGGAAGCCAGATACTGCCAGAAGACAGATGAAACCTTCCTCCGGGAACTGAACAAGAAGCAGCCCCGAACCATGGCAGAATTTGCCGACATCTGGTACATCCAGGCACCCTTTGGTCGGGATGAACATTACAACAACAGCCGGTACCACGGGCTCAACCTCCACGCCACCTTCACCAAAGGGACGGTGGAATTCCGGCTTTTCAACGGCACCCTCCACGCCGGGGAAATCAAGGCATACATCCAGTTCTATCTGGCGGTGGCCCATCAGGCCCTGACACAGAAGAAAGCCTCCGCCAGAAAGACGGAGACGGACAACGAGAAATACGCCTTCCGGTGCTGGATGCTCCGGCTGGGGCTTATCGGGGAAGAATTCAAGACCTGCCGGCTCCACATGCTGAAACACCTCACCGGGAATTCCGCCTGGAGAAACGCCGCCTGAAGGCGGTAGCCACAGGCAGAGAAAGGGGACCGAAAGGCCCCCATCTCTCTCTTGTATACTTGCAGAAATACACAGATTTTGCTTGCTATTAACTGCCTTTAGAGTGATATATGTACATGCCGAAGGGCAAAGACACACAATCACAAGGAGGAAAACAAAATGACAAAGATGGAAATGATCGAAAGATTCTACGGGCGGAACGAGGAACTGAAAAAGGAGTTCGATGCAGCAGAAAAAGCCGGAAACCAAAAGGTGATGGATGACTGCCGGAGCGCCTACCAGGAACTCCTCAAGGAAGTCCAGGCAGAGGGGCAAGATTTCTGCAACATGATGCGCCTCTACAGCGACATGAAAAAGCACGGCAACAGCCTCCTGGACCTTTCCGGAACCTACCAGGAACCGGAAAAGATCCTCAAAGTGTTCCGGGAATTTGGGGTGAAAGAATTCACTTTTTCCTCCACCTGGTCCAGCGCCGTCCAGGTAGCCTGGCAATTTACCCAGCTGGGCTGCAAATTGGAAGGGATGACCGAAATCTACGGATCCGGCCAGAAATTCATGAGCAACGAATACGAAAGAATCCCCGCCTTCCTCTTCAGCCTTTGAGGAACGGGGGACAGCAAGAACCAAGGAGCCTCCGGGCTCCTTTTCTTATACCCAGTAAAAAGAAAGGAGGGAGCCCCATGCGGAAACTCAAGAAATACAAGCCCACCAAGTTCAAAGCTAAAACGTCCACCTACAACAAAGAATTGGCAGATTATGCAGTGGCCTTTATCGAGAGCCTGTGTCACACCAAGGGAACTTGGGCGGGCCATCCCTTCGAGCTCATCGACTGGCAGGAACAGATCATCCGGGACCTGTTTGGGACGGTAAAACCCAATGGGTACCGACAGTTCAACACGGCCTACATCGAGATTCCCAAGAAGCAGGGGAAAAGTGAGCTGGCCGCAGCTGTGGCCCTCCTGCTTTGCTGCGGTGACGGGGAAGAAGGGGCGGAAGTCTATGGCTGTGCGGCAGACCGGCAGCAGGCTTCCATCGTCTTTGAAGTGGCAGCGGACATGGTCCGGATGTGCCCGGCTCTCAGTAAGCGGGTGAAAATCCTGTCCTCCCAGAAACGGATGGTGTTTCGGCCCACCAACAGCTTCTACCAGGTTTTGTCTGCAGAAGCTTACTCCAAGCACGGGTTCAACATCCATGGGGTGGTATTTGATGAGCTCCACACCCAGCCCAACCGGGAATTGTTCGACGTGATGACCAAAGGCTCCGGGGATGCCCGGATGCAGCCTCTGTACTTTCTCATTACCACAGCCGGGACGGATACTCACAGCATCTGCTACGAAGTCCATCAGAAAGCTATGGATATCCTGGAAGGGAGAAAGCATGACCCTACGTTTTATCCGGTGATCTACGGGGCCGCGGAACAGGATGACTGGACCGACCCGAAGGTGTGGAAGAAGGCCAACCCCTCTCTGGGGATCACTGTGGGGATCGACAAAGTGAAGGCCGCCTGCGAATCCGCCAAAGAGACACCCAGCGAAGAGAATGTGTTCCGGCAGCTGCGGCTGAACCAATGGGTGAAGCAGTCTGTTCGGTGGATGCCTATGGACAAGTGGGATGCCTGTGCTTTCCCAGTAAGAGAAGAAGATCTGGAAGGCCGGATCTGCTATGGCGGACTGGACCTTTCCAGCACCACGGACATTACCGCCTTTGTGCTGGTTTTCCCTCCCTTGGACGACCAGGACAAGTACTGCATTTTGCCGTACTTCTGGCTGCCGGAAGAAACCCTGCCGCTTCGGGTAAAGCGGGACCATGTGATGTACGACATCTGGGCCAAACAGGGTTTCATCCAGACAACCGAAGGGAACGTCATCCACTACGGGTATATTGAAAAGTTCATCGAGAAACTGGGTGAACGGTTCAATATCCAGGAAATCGCCTTTGACCGATGGGGCGCCGTACAGATGGTCCAGAACCTGGAAGGGATGGGCTTTACGATGGTTCCCTTCGGACAGGGATTCAAGGACATGAGCCCTCCCACCAAGGAGCTTATGAAGCTCACGCTGGAGCAGCGCATTGCTCATGGAGGGCATCCCGTCCTTCGATGGATGATGGACAATATTTACATTCGAAGGGATCCTGCCGGAAACATCAAGGCAGATAAAGAAAAATCCACAGAAAAGATCGATGGAGCCATCGCCACTATCATGGGACTGGACCGTGCCATCCGGTGCGGAAATAATGCTCATGAGAGTGTCTATGATTCACGGGGCCTGTTGTTTGTATAGAAAGGAGCCACACATGAATTTTCTCTCCAAACTCTTCAAATCCAGGGACAAGCCCCAAAACAGCCTTCTGGGAGGTGGCCACTGGTTCTTTTTCGGTGGATCTTCTTCCGGGAAGGCTGTGAACGAGCGGTCCGCCATGCAGATGACGGCAGTTTACGCCTGCGTCCGGGTCCTTTCGGAATCCATTGCAGGACTTCCCCTCCATCTTTTCCGGTACAACCGGGAAGGGAACGGGAAAACCAGAGACTTTACCCATCCCCTGGCCGGGATTCTCCACGATGCCCCCAACCCGGAGATGACCAGTTTCGTCTTCCGGGAAACTCTCATGACACACCTTCTGCTGTGGGGGAATGCCTTTGCCCAGATCATCCGGAACGGACGGGGCCAGGTGGTAGCGCTGTATCCTCTCATGCCGGACCGGATGGAAGTGTGCCGTGACGGAGATGGGGAGATTTACTATCTCTATACCAAAGCCACAGACGAAAACCCAAAAATTAAAGAATACGGCACGGTCCGGCTCCGGAAGGAGAACGTGATGCACATTCCCGGCCTTGGGTTTGACGGCCTGGTGGGCTATTCTCCCATCGCCATGGCTAAGAACGCCATCGGCATGGCCATTGCCTGCGAGGAGTTCGGGGCGAAATTCTTCGCCAATGGGGCGTCTCCCAGCGGCGTCCTGGAACATCCAGGGACCATCAAAGATCCTCAGCGGGTTCGGGAAGCCTGGCAGTCCCAGTTTGGTGGCAGCAGCAATGCCGGCAAAGTGGCCGTCCTGGAAGAAGGCGTGCGCCCAGATGGGCGTCATTGATAGTAGTGTTTGGTACTACCACCCACAATCATGGGTGAGTTGACCTGTCTTACCGCAAAGTGAAAGCTGATACGGGAACATAGCACGACAGGAAAGCGGTAAGTTACTCAAAGGCTAAAGGGTACGACTGAACCGCCACAACAATCGGATATGAGGTTTAAGGTATCTACTGAACGTGAGACTTGAGTGTCCATTTCCGAGGGGAATTGGGAAATTAGCCTGTTACCCATTCCGTGACTGACTGTCTTTACATCCTTCAAAGGCGGCATGATTGCGAATGTCACGGCACGAGCAGGAGAACCTGTGTTAAAGAGTCTAAAGCGGAACCGATAATTCGAGCATACCAAGCAATGACGCTAACTGGGGATACCCTAAAGGCAGATGCCGAAAGGCTATAGTCTATAGGACTTGAATACCGCCCATGGGTACGGAGCGTTCGTAGTAGTCCGAGAGAGTTAATAGCTCTTACATGGCGAAGGAACGCAGCTTATGCAACTCTAAAAGGAAAGGTGAAAGGGAGGAGAAACCTCAATGAAACCAACATCTGAAATTTTAGAACGAATGTACAGAAATTCTGAAGAGCATTCAGACGGTATCTACACGCGGCTCTATAGGTATCTTTTGCGAGAGGATATTTACATGACCGCATACAAGAACCTTTACGCAAACAAGGGCGCAGGAACTGAGGGTGTGGACAATGATACGGCTGACGGTTTTGGAAAGGAATATGTGAATCAGATTATTGATGAACTGAAAAACCAAACCTATGAGCCAAAAGCGGTAAAACGTGTCTACATTCCTAAGCGCAACGGAAAAATGCGTCCATTAGGTATTCCGTCATTCAGAGACAAACTGATACAGGATGCGATACGGCAGATACTTGAAGTAATCTATGAGCCTGTTTTCAGTACTCATTCGCACGGATTCAGACCGAATAGAAGCTGTCACTCAGCGCTGAAAGAAATCAGCCGTTCTTTCCGCAGTACGAAATGGTTTGTCGAGGGAGACATTAAGGGATGCTTTGACAACATTGACCACACGGTTCTGCTGAATCTGCTTTCTGAGAAGATTAAGGACAGCAAGTTCATAAATCTGATAGGAAAGTTTCTGAAAGCGGGCTACATGGAAAATTGGGAGTACCACAAGACATACAGCGGAACTCCGCAGGGCGGCATTCTTTCCCCGATTCTTGCAAATATATATCTGCATGAGTTGGACAAGAAAGTAGAAGCCATGCAGAAAGAATTTAATGCGCCTGCTGATTATGCCTATACACCTGCATACGGCAAAAAGGTGAGAGGAATTGTCAAATTGCAAAAGCGTTACGGCGAATGCGTTGATGAAGCGGAAAAGAAAGAACTGTTAAAACAGATTCATAAGCTTGAAGTGGAAAAGCGCAGATTGCCATACAAGGACGCTTCCGACAAGAAAATCGCCTATGTACGCTATGCTGATGATTTTATTATCGGTGTCAGCGGAAGCCGTGAGGATGCGGAGCGTATAAAGCAGGAGCTTACGTTGTTTGTGGCAACAAGATTAAAACTGGAATTGTCTGACGAGAAAACAAAAATCACGCACAGTTCCGGCAATGCTCATTTTCTCGGATATGACATCAACGTGCGCAGATGTCAGGAATCCAAAAGGAAAACCAATGGGGTTTTACAGCGGACGCTTAATAACTCTGTGGAATTGCTTATTCCCATGGAGCGGATTGAGAAGTTCATGTACGACCGTGAGATTGTCATTCAAGGTAAGGACGGCAAACTCATCCCATGGCAAAGAAACTCAATGGCGGGTCTTACTGACCTTGAAATTGTAGATACCTATAACTCGCAGACTCGTGGAATCTGTAATTATTACTGCATAGCCAGTAATTTCTCAAAGCTGACGTATTTCGTTTATCTGATGGAATACAGCTGTCTGAAAACACTTGCTAAGAAGCATAAAACCAGAATATCAGGCATAAAGAGGATATTCAAGTGCGGAAAGTCGTGGGGCATTCCTTATAAAACGAAGAAAGAGAAAAAGCGCATGATGATTGTGAAATTCTCGGACTTCAAACGAGGAACTGTCTTTGACGAACCAAGCATTGATACGGTGAAGAACCATATCCATTTCAACACAAGAAATTCTCTTGAAGCCAGGTTGAAGGCTTGTAAATGTGAATTATGCGGTGCGGAAGGTGATGGCATTGCTTTTGAAATTCATCACATCAACAAGATGAAAAACCTCAAAGGTAAGGAGCAATGGGAAATGGCGATGATTGCAAGAAAGCGGAAAACACTTGTTGTTTGTAAAGAATGCCATAAGAAAATCCATCATTCGTCATAGTGTAAATGGAAAGCCGTGTACATCGAGAGGTGTAAGCACGGTTTGGGGAGAGGCTTGTGCAAACCGACATTGGAAACAATGCACGGCGGCACTTGCCTACTCTACATGAAGTATTCTCCCATCGGGATCTCTCCGGATCAGGCACAGTTCCTGGAAACCAGGAAGTTCCAGATTGATGAGATCGCCCGAATCTTCCGGGTACCTCCTCATATGATCGGGGATCTGGAAAAATCCACTTTCTCCAACATCGAACAGCAGTCTCTGGAATTTGTGAAATACACCCTGGGGCCCTGGGTATCCCGGTGGGAACAGGCCATGAGCCAATCCCTCCTGACTCTGGAAGAACGGACCCGGTATGAGATCCACTTCAACGTGGACGGACTGCTCCGGGGCGACTACGAAAGCCGGATGAACGGTTATGCCGTAGGCCGCCAGAATGGGTGGCTGTCCGCTAACGATATCCGGGAACTGGAGAACATGAACTGGATCCCGGAAGAAGAGGGCGGGGACTTGTATCTCATCAATGGGAATATGACGAAACTGAAGGATGCCGGCCTGTTTGCAGGCGCTGGCAATAAGGAGGAATCCCATGAAACGTAAATTTTGGAATTGGGTGAAAAACGAAGGAGAAGCAACCCGTACCCTGTACCTTACCGGGGAAATCTCCGATGAAACCTGGTTCGGGGATGAAGTGACCCCTAAAATGTTCAAAGACGAGCTGATGGCCGGGAGCGGAGATATTACCCTCTGGATCAATTCCCCTGGGGGAGATGTGTTTGCGGCAGCCCAGATCTATAACATGCTCATGGACTATCCCGGTCGGGTAACTGTGAAGATTGATGGGCTGGCGGCTTCTGCAGCCAGCGTTATTGCCATGGCCGGAAGCCATGTGGAAATGTCCCCTGTGGCCATGATGATGATCCACAATCCCATCACGGTGGCCATCGGGGACAGTAAGGAGATGCAGAAAGCCATCGATATGCTGGCTGAAGTGAAGGAAAGCATCGTAAACGCCTATGAAATCAAGACGGGCCTGTCCCGGAACAAGATTTCCAGGCTGATGGACGCAGAAACCTGGTTCAACGCCAAGAAGGCCGTGGAGCTAGGCTTTGCGGATTCCATTCTCTATACGGAAGAGAATAAAGAGGGAGAGCCGGACGTAGATGCCATACTTTTTAGTCGGACAGCCGTTACGAATTCTCTTTTGACTAAACTGTCCATCAATAAGAAAACAAAAGAACCTGCAAACGACAAGGTCCCCGCGGACAAACTCATGAAGCGGCTGGGCCTTCTTGTGCATTAAGGAGGAATATCCATGAATCAGATTCTGAAACTGAGAGAAGAAAGAGCCAACACCTGGGAAATGGCTAAAGCCTTCCTGGAATCCCATAGGGACAAAGACGGCATGGTCTCTGCGGAAGACAGCGCTGTTTACGACCGGATGGAAGAAAAAGTGGTGGCCCTGGGAAAAGAAATCGAACGGCTGGAACGCCAGCGGAACATCGATGATGAATTGAACAAGACCATTGATACGGCTCTGAAAGGTAACCCCGGTGCCGGCAACCGGAAAATGGACACCAAAGTGGGACGGGCCAGCGATGCCTACACCAAAGCCTTCTGGCAGGCCTTCCGGGGGAAGGGCAACATCCAGGAAATCAAAGACACCCTGACCATCGGTTCTGATCCCGAAGGCGGGTACCTGGTCCCGGATGAATACGAACACACTCTGGTGGCAGCCCTCCAGGAAGAAAACTTCTTCCGCAGCCTGGCCCACACCATCCGCACCTCCTCCGGTGATCACACCATTCCGGTTGTGGCAAGTCACGGGGAAGCGGCCTGGATGGAAGAAGGCAGTGCCTACCCGGAAAGTGACGACACCTTCAGCCAGGTGAACCTGGGAGCCCATAAGCTGGGGACCGCCATCCGGGTTTCCGAAGAGCTGATGAACGACAGTGTCTTTGACCTGGAAAGCTACATCACTCAGGAATTTGCCAGACGGATCGGCACTAAGGAAGAAGAAGCCTTCCTGGTGGGCGATGGCCAGCATAAACCTATGGGTGTGTTCCAGGGAGCGGAAGTGGGAGTGACGGCCGGGAAGACCGCCATCACCTTCGATGACATGATGGATCTGTACCACAGCCTGAGAAACCCCTACCGCAGAAATGCTTCCTGGATCCTGAACGATTCCACGGTAAAAGCCATCCGGAAACTGAAGGACAACAACGGCAACTACATCTGGCAGCCTTCTGTCCAGGTGGGCCAGCCGGACCGGATCCTTAGCCTGCCGTATCGCACGTCTTCTTTCGTGCCGGAACTGGCGGCCGGCAACAAGGTCATTGCCCTGGGGGATTATTCCTACTACTGGATTGCCGACCGTCAGGGCCGGAAGTTCAAGCGGCTTAGCGAACTTTATGCCGCCAACGGACAGATCGGGTTCCTGGCCAGTGAACGGGTGGATGGCCGCCTGATCCTGCCGGAAACCGTGAAGGTCCTGGAAATCCAGGCCGGCTGATCAGTGAATAAAAGGAGGTGATGGGATTGGTGACACTGGAAGAAGCCAAAGCCTATCTGAGAGTAGACGGAAGTGAAGAAGATGAGCTGATCACCCGTCTCATTGCTTCTTCCGAGCGGCTCTGTCTGGACACCCTGCGGAAAGAAGAACCGGAAGAAACGGCGGCCTTCAAAATGGCCGTCCTTTTTTCCGTAGCCTATCTCTATGAGCACAGGGAGGATGCGGATTATCACAATCTGCTTCTCACCCTGCGCTCTCTTTTGTTTGGGGAAAGGAAGGAAGCCTTCTAGTGAAAATCGGGAAGATGGATAAACGGATTACCCTTCTTAGGCCTATTCCTTCCGAAGACGGGTACGGGGGCTTTCATACGGACTATGAAGAAGAAGGGAAAATCTGGGCCCAGGTGATCCAGACAAACTATGCCGAGCAGGAAGCCCAGGGGACTCCCATGAACCGGGAGCAGCTGCGGCTGAAGATCCGGCCCCGAAAAGACATCCAGAGAGGATGGCGGTTCCGGCTGGCCGGGGAGGTTTACGAAATCGAAACCGTGGACAACACCTACCGGGACAGCACCACCCTGATCGTCCATCGGTATGAACAGGGGGTGTAGGTATGGCTGTTTTTACGGTGAAGGTCCCGGAAGGGGAACTGAGCAAAGCTCTCCGACAGATTTCCGCCTGGGATGGGAAGACCCGTCTCCGGGTGGAAGCAGCTCTGAAAAACGGGACGAACGCGGTAGCCCGGGAAGCCCGGCAGCGGGTATCGGTGCGGTCGGGGAAACTGAAGAAATCCATCAAGACCCGGTTTTCCACGGTGAAGCTGGAAGGCCAGGTGTACAGCAATGTGCCCTATGCCCATTTGGTGGAATTCGGCAGTAGGGCCCATACGGTAAGGCCCAAGAAGAAAAAGCCCCTCCGGTTCTTTAAGGGAGGCCCTGTGTTTACGAAACGGTCCCGGATTCCGGCCCAGGCAGGGAAGCCCTTCTTCAAGCCTTCCTACGACTATGTGGAACCCCAGATGCTCCGTGATGTGAAGAAAGCGGTACAGGAGCCATGAAGAGATTACCCAATAACGCAGTGCATAAGGCCCTGGTGGCCTTTCTCAGGAACCATACGGGACTGGCCGTCTATGACTATGTGCCCCAGGAAGCGGTGCTGCCGTTCATTACCCTGGGGACCATGACGGTCCAGGACAAGTCCACCAAGACCGATGACATGACCCACCTTTCGGCTCATATCCACATTTACAGCAACTATAAGGGCCGGTATGAAATCAACAACCTGGCGGAGAAATTGATCAACCAGTTCGGGACAGAGCAGTTGGACCTTTCTCCGGAAGATTTCTACGTAAATGCCCAGGGGGTGGATTTCTACGAAACCTATCCGGAGGATGAGACCGGCTACAGCGGGGTGATCACCCTGGAAGTCCTCATCCAGAACATCCATAAGGAGGAATAATATGGCAACTACAACGTTTCCCAGCCGGAGCGAAGCCTCCAATACGGCCACTGCCGGCAAGGATTATTTAATCTATCTGAATGCGGGAGAATCCGACACCAACCCCACCTGGCTGCTCTTAGGGGGCCAGCGGAGCGGGGATCTGACCCGGCAGGCGGACGAAATCGACGCCAGCAGCAAGACGTCCAGCGGATGGAAATCCACCATCCCCGGCCTGCGGAACTGGTCCCTGGACCTGGAATCCGTGTATCTGGCCGGAGACAAAGGGGCCAAATTCCTGGAAGCCTCTTTCCTGGCAGGCAAGCAGGTCCACATCAAATTCGAGTATCCGGACAAGAGTTATGTGACCGGCTGGGGCTCTGTGACGGAATGCAGCCTGTCCACCCCTCATGATGACGTAGCCACCCTGTCCGGGACCATTTCCGGTGATGGGTCGTTAAGTGAACTGAAGAGCGCAGATGGTGCGACCGTCACAGGCGGTTGAGAGGAGGAGTAACATTCCATGAAGAAAATTGACTTTGAAGTCTTCGGCCCTGGTCAATACCTGTATTTTGATATTGGCCGGCTGATCCAGGTGGAAAACATTACCGGTAAAAGTGCCGGGGACATTATCCGTAACCAGGAACTGAACCTGGGCATCCTGACGGCACTTCTTTCCATTGGCCTTCGGCAGCACGGCATCAAGAATCCCCAGTGGTATGCCACCAAGATGCAGGAACTCATTGACCAGGGGCACGAGATGGAAGAATTTGTCCAGCCCGTAGTGAAGGCCATTGCCGGGTCCGGCATCCTGGGGAAAGAAGTGTATTATGCCATCTTCCCAGAAGAAGAACCGGCAGGCAAGAGTAAAACGAAGCCAAAAAACTGACGGCGGGACAGGCAGAAGTCCCGTCTTTCAACGAGTGGTTAGGGTGGGCGGAAGAAGTGGCCTATGGGATGCTTCATCTTCTGCCTGCCCAGTTTTATGCCCTGACGCCACTGGAACTGGACCGGATGGCCGAGTGCCGGGCCGAGGCTGAACAACGGAAAAAGTGGGAGACCGCCTATTGGGTGGCCTGCCTGATGAGCGTCCATACGAGAAAACCGGTACGGACAGAGAAGCTGATGAAACCCTTCCTGCCCAAAAAGACAAGCAGTGAAATCGTAGCAGAACGGGATGCCTTCTTCGAGGAATTCAGACGGAAAGGAGCTGACGGAAATGGCAACCATCGCTGACCTTCTGGTAAAGATCGGGGCGGATACTTCTGACCTCCGGAAAGAACTCAATGCAACCAAACGTCAGATCAAGTCCGCCTTTGGGAGTGAAGGTCTGGATGTATCCAAGAAATCCTTGGCCGTCTTAGGGGGCATCGGGGGCGGTCTGGCTGCCCTGGGGGTGGCGTCGGTGAAAGCCGGGGCCAGTCTCCAGAGCACCAAGACTGCCTTCACCAATATGCTGGGAAGTGCGGAAAAGGCACAGGACTTCCTGGGGAAAATGCAAGACTTCGCGGCGAAGACGCCCTTTGAATTCAGCCAAGTATCCCAGGCAGCCCAGAAGTTCATTGCATTCGGGTTTTCTGCGGAGCAGATCATTCCTACGCTAACGGCGGTAGGGGACGCGGCGGCTGGGGTTGGCCTTGGGGCGGAAGGCATCAACCGGATCACCCTGGCTCTGGGCCAGATGGCCGCCAAGTCCAAGGTCCAGGCCGGTGAAATGATGCAGCTGACGGAAACCGGGATCCCTGCCTGGAAGATGCTGGCAGACCAGATCGGTGTGTCTGTGCCGGAAGCCATGGACATGGTGTCCAAAGGGGCCATTGATGCGGCAACCGGGATCACGGCGCTGGTCAGCGGTATGGAACAAAGTTTCGGGGGCATGATGGATCAGCAGAGTGAGACCATCAGCGGCACCTGGTCCACCCTCATGGACGGCTTGGAACAGTCCGCGGCCCAGGTGGGACTCCAGATTGCAGAAGCCCTGAACCTGACGGGGATCTTCCAGTCTCTGGGGGATATGCTGACCAACTTTGCCGCAACGGTCCAGTCTTCCGGCCTTACGGAAGCCCTTTTGACCGCCATCCCTCCGGAATTCCAGGCCGGCATTCTTTTGATCGTTTCTACCCTGACCGGCCTTGCCATCCCGGCCATCGGGCTCTTGGTGACGAAGGTGACCCTGATGGCTGCCCCCTTCATGGCGGCGGTCACGGCAGCAGCTCCTTTCATTGCGGTGGCGGCAGCAGTGGCCACGGCCCTCTATGCCATCGTGAAAAGCGGGATGACCGTGGAAGATGTGCTGGGAACCATGGGTATCAAGATGGAAACAGTCAGCCGCACAGTAGATTCTCTTAAAGAGATGATGAGCGCAGCAGCCCAGGCGATCATCACTAATCTCCAGGCTCTGGAACCTGTGTTCACCCTGGTGGCGGCGGTGATGGGGGCTGCTTTCTATGCGGCTCTGCAGGTGATCGGCGGCGTGGTCAATGGGGTGCTGAATTTCATCAGCGTCCTCAGTGAATGCGTTACCTGGATTTTAAATGCCTTTACCTACCTGGTAGAAGGTATCGGGGCCTGTATCGATGAAGTGGGAAGCATTCTGTCGGACATGGCAGGCAGTATCCTTCCCTCCTGGGCTTCCAGCGGTCTATCTACCATTGCCAATTTCGTCAGCGAAGCCATCAGCTGGCTTTCCAGCCTGATCCAGAAGATCCTGGAAACCAACAATGCCCTGGGATCCATGGGTGGGGAAAGCGGCGGAGGAGGCAGTGGCGGCGGCAGTGCTCCTGCCAAACGGGAATTCAAACTGCCGGATTTCAGCAACCTTCGGGGCGGGGGTACGGACATTCCGGCTCCTGCAGGAGGGGGTGGCGGTGGTTCCGGTGGCGGCGGTGGCGGTCGGGGCGGAAGCTCCGGTGGAAGGGACCAGCTGGCCAGCGCCGCAGCCCAGACCAGCAAGAGCATCGAGGAAGAATGGTTCCGCACCTTCCAGACGAAAAGTGCCCTGGTGGACCGGTGGTACAAGGAAGAGACGGATGAACTGGAAAAGTCCAAATCCGCCAATGAGAACTACGAACGAGACAAAACCCGCCTGGCAGAGCTGTATGCCCAGAAACGGCTGGATGCCCTTTCTGAGGAACAGGCCAAAGCCCGGGAGCTGATGAACAAAGCCCGGGATCTGTCCTTTGATGCCGTAACCGCCAAGCTCACCCTTTATGGGTCCAAACAGGAACAGGAAGTCATGAAGATGCAGTCCGATATGGAAAAGGCCGTGGCTTCCATCGATGATAAGTATGCTAAACTGTCTCAGGACTTTATTTCTTTGACGGCCAGCGAAAAGGCCGTGTTCCTGAACGCCCTGAAAGAAAAGGGCATCGCCTACGAACAGGCCAGTGCCAATGAAATCGCCTTTGACAAACAGGCCAACCTGGAGAAGGCAGCGGCTTATAAAAGCTATATGGATGAGCGCAATGCCTACTTTGCCCAGGGGAAAGACATCCAGGCGGCTCTGGATGAAGCCTATAACCAGAACTCCCTGGCCATGCTCCAGGAGACTCTCACTGCAGAAATGGCCCTTCGGCAGAGCAACATCGATGCGGAAAAGTCCCTGATGGATACGTACCAGGAAGCCTATATGAATGCCCACATGGGAACTCTGGAACTCATTGCGGACATGGCATCCACCACCTTAAGCAGCCTGGAGACAGCCTTTACGGATATCCTGACCGGGGCCAAAAACGCCAAAGATGCTTTCCTGGATCTGGGGAAGGCCATGCTGAAGACCATCGCCAGCTATTTTTCCCAGATGCTCTCCGGGATGCTGGTGACGGCTCTCTTCGGAGATAAGCTCAACGCGGCCAGTGCCGCCAAGACCGCAGCTCAGGGAACGGCAGCCGCCGGGGCTCTGGCTCCTGCTGCCTGGCTGAAACTGGTCATTGACCCATCTGCCTGGCCGGTGGCCACGGGCCTTTTGGCTGGTGGGACTTCTGCGGCGGTAGGCATCGGAATGGCGGCGGCAGCCACCAATACCGCGGCTGGAACAGCCGGAGGAGCGAAAACTCCCAAGTACGCCAAAGGCGGGTATTTTACAAGACCCCTGGTTGGGGTCCTGGGGGATGCCGGAGACGAAGTGGCCCTGCCCCTCAACCGGGCGGTATTCGACAGCATCGCAGAAGGGATTGTGAATTCTTCCGAAGCGAATGATAACCGGGAAGTGGCCACCACCTTCAACAACTACGGGGACATCAACAACGCCGCAGATCTGGAGGACCTGATGGATGGCTTCACCGATGCTGTGCTGGCGGGACTGAGAGGTGCATAACATGAAATTTCCGGAACGAAAAGAAGGAGAGCAGGGGCTGACCATCACCAAAGACGGGGTGGAATACAAACTCCCGGCCCATTGGGGTCTGACGGACAGCGGCAGCTATACCTTCCGGAATAAGCTTCAATCCCGGGCCTTTGCCCATGGCAGTGATGCAGTGGGGGACGGGAAGATTGATGGCCGGACGATCCAGGTGGAATTTTCCATGGCGGGGGCTACGGAGGAAGATCATGACGAAGTGCTGAACGAAGCCTATACCTTCTTTGGACAGACGGATTATTCCCTGATGGCCGGAAGACCGGACCGGGTCTATCATGTGGCCTGCTTGTCCAAGATTAAGCACAAGTTTGAGAACGGGTTCAAGCAGCGACGAAGCAACATCACGGTGTCCCTTCTCCTGGCAGACCCGTTCCGGTACGAAGCCCAGGAATCCAAAGTGGTATTTCTCTTTCCACAGGCAACGGTCCAGGCTGAGATGGTACTCCACAATCTGGGGAGTGTGGATACACCTCTCACCTTCCGGTTTATCCCAAAAGACCGGATGACAAACCTCACCATCTGGCACCGGGAGGCCAAAGAGAAGTTTACTCTGACCGATGCTCTCCTGGTGGCTCCCAAGACTTCTATCGTAAACGGCCGGGAAGGAACCGTGTGGCGGGATAAGGACAACAGCATCAATGCTTTTACCGGGACCTTCCTCCATGCCAAACCGGGAGCCAACCTGTTTCTCTATACGGGCGGGGCAGGGACGGTGGAAATTACCTATACCAACAGGTGGTTTGTATAAGAGGGTAATTTTTTATACTCAAACCGACTGACGGTCTGAAAGTCATTGAACTGGAGCTTCCTACTGTGCTATCCTTTGGGTAAAGGGGTGCGGTGATATGCTCAACGATGTTATGACTTTAGCAGAAGCCTCTGTTATCTGGAAAATAGAATATAAGTCATTGCTGGAGTGTATACTTGGGGATCCACTCAGACCACTACATTTTCACTCGGATGAATATGATCGGATCCAGGATACATGGATTGTAACGAAACAAGGAATGGAACGATTGTATGGACCAATGCCGTCGATTGACGCTGCAACAGCGCTTATGCTTGTAAAATTGCAGGTCCCATTTGGCTTGGTACTACCAATTACACATTACGCCGAATCCGAGAACGAATTTCTGTTTTCCCATTCTGGGTATGGGGGAGGACCTGATAAAGTAGATAAGCATACAGGAATAGTGGGAGCTAAATACGAACGATGGGATACGAAACGTGATTGGAAAGAGACTTCAGAACTTGATGTTTCGAGATTTGAATTCTTATTGGACCCTATCATACAAGAACTAAGAGATAAGCAAAAGGAACTCGCGAATGAAATGGAAGAACGGACAAAATCACGAGGGGAAAAGAGCTTTTTCAGAAGACTTCTGGATAAATTGAAATAA